CCTCGCATGCACACAGGCATGAACTGTCCGAGCCTATCTTGAAGCTGTGCGACGAAGTCGAGTTGCTCCAGAGAAACCTGAAGGAGCAACTGGAAATCAACGCTCGTCTACTACAGTCACAGTCTTGGACTGAATCCGATCGACCTGTGCATCTGCAACAAGCGCAACAGCCAGACTAGCCAGGTACTCGACCAGCACTACAGCAAGTGCAGGCTCGATGCCTAGCTGCTGCGCATACGGCAGTGCGTAGATACCGATCTCCGACTTGAGCCGTTCTGCATCCAAGTGCAGAGGCTTGACGTCGCCTGCTTCCCTGCGAGCAAGATCCTTCAGACTCATGCTGCCTCAGTACTCGACGTTGTCGGCGAGGATTTCCGTCTGCACCTTGCCGTCGCAACCGATAGTCACACGGCCTGCAGGCTTGGGCAAGGTAGGGTGAGAGGTGATGACGATAGGCGTGCGCTTGCACTGCGTAGGGCCGCAAGCTGCACACAGAAGACAGGCTGCAAGCAGGTAACGCATCAGGTCACCCCTACTAGATCGGCATCTTTGATGATGCCTTGCAAATTCAAGTTGCCAATGAGTTGCGGAGGAGCAAGGCTGGCTGGGTCATAGCCAGGCGCGACATAGTTGTGAGACCAGCTGGTCTGCATGCTGGCGTCTTTCAACTCGATGACGCGAGTGCCGCCGTTAGACAGCTTGATGACAATAGACACTTCCATGGTATCTCCTAGTAGTACTCTCCGAAGACTTCCCAGGTCACTACTGCTGCGCAGCCCGTGACATCGGTGCAGGTGACACGGAGTGTAGTGCCTGCTGCAGTCGTTGCAATAGTTGCTGCGGCCAAGTTGCCTACGGTCAATGCTGTGCCGAGTTGGTCTGCGCCAACCTGGGTCAGCACGCCAGCGCCGTTACCCCACATCGCGTCAAGCGTGCGTCCAAAGATGTCTGGCATAGCTGCTGCAGACTTGGCTTTGACGGTAATGCGCAAGAAGCGGAGGTCGCCGTTGTTGGGCAGAGTGAAAAGCGTCAGGTTTACGGCAGAACCAGCCGCACCGTTTGTAGTTCCTGTAGCGTAGATGCTGAACTTGTTGCTATTGATTAGCCGTCCGTTGGTTGTCGTAGTGGGCTGCTGGCCAGCGGTCAAAGCTGTATCGTTTAGGGTCAGTTCTTTGCGAGCGGTTCCTGTAGTGATGGTCAGATACGCTTTGTCTGTAAGAAACTCGACAGCGCCAGCCTCTGCCGCAGTCATCAGGCTTCCGCTTGTCAGTTTCAAAGGCGCGCTGCTTGCAGCAGTCGTACCAGCAGGAAGGTGCAAACGTGCAGTTGGTGTAGTAAGGCCAATACCAATTCGTCCCGAAGATTGTGGCGTGCTGCTTGGGTTGTTGGCATTGCCATACATGTTCAAACCGTAGATCACATTGCCAATATTCAACTGAGCAGATGTTGTTGCGCTTGGAAAATTACAGCCAGCCCCAATGACAATGCACGATGCAGCACTTGTAATGTTTGATCCAGAAAGAGAACCAAGACTGCAGTTGTGACTACCGCTTGTGATGCCATAAAGGCCTTGCACGCCTACTGAACAGTTGTGCTGTATAGAAGCATTGGGTAGATTAAAAAATCCTTGCTGTGCCATATTGAAGTGGCCAAGCGAAACGTTGCTGTTTCCACGAATTGAGCGTCCAGCGTTTGTTCCAACACACACGTTTGAAAGTGCGCCTTGCAACCAATATCCAGATTGGGTTCCTATAATTACATTATTGTATCCAGTAGTAATACCAACAGCGGATTCTTGTCCGACGCAAACATTTCCATACCCAGTAGTAAGGGTATTCATGCTTCTTGCGCCGACAGCTACATTGCTGCCGCCTGTTGCGGTGCCGCTAACAATACCTGGAGCAGCGCTATTGCCAAGCGTAGTTGACGAAGTGCCAACCAACATTGATGATGCGCCATCAACAGTAATAAATGGATTGGTAGTATTGTCGCGGTTGAAAGCATTTGAATACGAACCAGGATCTGGTGTTGTATCTGTGTATGTTGTAGATACGTTATTTGCAATTGTAGCGATAATAAATGCGGTGCCAAGTCCAACGTTTGCAGGGCTTCTGTAGATTTTCCTGCCAATAACACTGGGATCAGTAGACACAGCAATGTTCGTTAGGTTGACATTATCTCCGCCAGCAGGAACTGTAACTGCTGCCGATACAGCATACGAAGACAATTGTGTTTCGCCTGTTGATGTATAGAACGTCACATAGTAAATGTGACCACCTGCTGTTACTGCTCCGCCTGTTCCAGCAAGAGTAGCGGTAGGTGTAGAAGGTTTAGTAATAAGTGGAAAATTCTGGCCAGCAACTAGGTTCAACAAGCCCGTCATTGTGTCGCCAGCTTTCAGCACCCAAGGTTGTGAAGCTGTCGGCAGGTTCTTCCAGTACTTGCTGACAGCATCATATACAAGAACATCGCCAGTAGCAGGCGCAGTGATGTACACGTTGTGCAGTTCGTCCAGTTCCCAGCCGTTATCAATAGCGACGTAGACAACACCGACAGTCGCATGCTGTCGGACGCAGAAGCCGACATGCACACCGTGATTTGGTGCTGTCGGCCTAGTAGTCGTCATCTGGCCAGACACAGTGCTGAGCCAGACAGGCGCACCTTGCGTAAGAGCCAATGTGTTTATGTCTTTGACCAGTCCAGTCGTTACAACAAAGCCTTCTTGATTGACTGCAATTGTTTCTGCAACGACGCCAATCGTAGATGCAGACGTCGCTTCAGCAGAGGCGTTGGCAAGTTTGATTTCTTTGTGGCTTCCTGAACTGCCCGTGATGTAGACGACCTGTCCCTTTACCATCGGAGCCGCATCAATGTTGCGGCAGCGGATGACTTCCTTCTCGCCGATAGGGATCGAGACGTTGCCGCCCTTGAGTTCAAACTCGATGGTGCCGTCTGTATCGTTCCACACCATCTTGCCGACGTCCGCAGTCTGTGCGACCGGCGGAGTTAGGTCGATCTGCAGGTTGCCTACGGAGAAACCGCAATTGGCGTCACGCTCAGGGATGGTGTTGGGTACGTCGTTGGGAGTCACGCTCGTCAGGGGTACATATCCTGACGGCGTGATGTCCCAATTGTCTCCACCCGTATTGGTCAGTTCACCTGGGTTGATGATCACCCGCTGTCCAGCGGTGTCGAAGTTGACGCGGTTGCGGTTGATCATGGCACCCCCAGAAAATCGACCTCCACATTTGACCTAGAACGCGCGTTTATGCGCTCAGCCTAGTCAGCGGTAGGCGAAACGGCAGAAACGTCTTGTGCAGGCGATACGGCATCGGAAAGCGAAACGCCGTCTGCAACGTCAGAAACAGGGGTCTCGACGACGGTCTGCGGAGCGACAGCCACTTCCGCAGGCAGTGCCTTGTAGCCAGCAAGCGTCAAGACCGCGCCGACAAGGGCGGTCGTCAGCAGAGTCTGCCAGCTCTTGGCCTGCGCACCCTCGTTCTTGGCGTGACCGATGTTGACGGCGAGCGCATCGAGGACGGCGAACAGCAACGGCGCCTTGTCCTTTACCGACTGCGGGACGGCAGCGCAGAAAGAAGCGTTGGCAACGAGCAGGACAAGGACGATGAGATCAAGATGCTGGTGCATCGGTAGCCTCCACAGGTACGCAGAAGATAAGCCCCGCCGCGCGCTTGTCGGAAGGGCCGTTGAACAGCACCACCTGCCTATGCAAGCGGATGCCGTTCTGTGAAGAAGAGCAGTCGATAGCCAGCTTCTTCTCAGGATCGACGACAAATCCTACATGGCCTGCATGGCGCTTGGATGTGCCGTCTGGGAATTTCTGTACCCGTCCACCGTATACCGCAATGCAACCTGGTACAGGCTTGGCAATCGGACGGAAACGGGTCTTGCGGTTGAGCGCGTCTGCACGGATCCAGTCCGTGTTGCGCCATGCCTTGCCGTCGAACTTCTTCTCGCCAAGCACCTGCCAGACAAACGACGAACAGTCAAGTACGCCGTTCTCACGGATATCCTCGCCGCCCATCTTGTACTTGATGTCGCGACGGGTCTTTGCCCAGGTCTGTGCGCCTTCCAAGATTTCTGACAGATTCATGGCGCAACGCTCGCGACAGGCTGTGCCGACATCTGCGGACCAGTGTAGCCCATGCGTACAGTCGGCGGTGCAATCAGGTCGAGCTTGCCTTCCATCCGCTCAAGTCGCTTGTCAACGACGTTGACCTTTTCCTCGATGCGGCCTTGGTACATGGCAACCGTAGCGACGGTAGTGAACAGCACGAACAGGAGGCCAGCGATGGCGACGATCGTGTTCGTCTTTGCTGCCCAGCCCTCACTTGGAGTTGTCATGGCGTTTGTCCTTGTGCTTGAAGTACTCGATCTGCTTCAAGCGAAGGGCGGCTTCAGCCCGAGAGCGGTACTTCCCCATGGGTTTCCCGCTCTCAGACTTGACCTGGTACTGACTGCCCGATTGGACAATCATGGATCACCTTAGCGCAAATCAACGAGGACGTTGAGCGTCACCGTGCAACCAGCAGCCACAGGCTCAAGGGCGCCAGTGGTCGTGTTGAAGCAAGCCACCGTGAGAGTTCCACCGGCAATCTGGCCGCTGAAGCAAACGGGATCCGCCGAAATGCCGACGCCAACGATGGAGTCAATCGTCACAAAGACCTTCTTGCTGTTGAATACCGCGGGCAGACCAGTAACGCTGTTATCGCTGCTAGCAGGTCCGACGATGCTGACCTGAGGAAGCGAAGCCAGACCACCAGCGCTGGTCGAACACGAAACGAGGCTGTACTCAAAGCCACTGGTGACGGGCTGGCAGAGGAACTGCAGCACGGTCACGGCGCCAGCAGGCTGGGCGAACGACACGCCCTCGACACCCTTGTACACGGCGTCGAACGAAGGCGTAAACGCACCGCCGCCGCCCTGCTTCACAACGAGGGTCAGCAGCTGGCCACCCTTGCTGTTGGTCGGAGCTTCGATGGTGTGGTTGCCGTTGATGGTGACGACGAACACATCGGCAACCGAGGCATCGAGGTTGATGCTGGCACCGTCCACCAGCGTGGTGCTGGCGGGGGTCAGGCGCTGGGTCAACGGATCAGTAATGGGTCCTGCGATAAAATCAGACATGGCACGCTCCAGATGTGGCTAGTCGCCACCGCTAATCCGGACGTTCGCGACCGCGCCGCCGGCAAAGTTGTCCACAAGCGCGAAAGCACGGATTGCTCCCGTCGCCTCGATAGTCGAGAAGTTGCTCGTCGCGACGTTGACCGACGCGATACGAGAGAACCAAGGTTCGTCCACTGCGTACTGCAGGAACACCTCGACATCGAAACTTCCCACTGCTGCAGTGTTGAACGAACGGATCGTCAACTTGCGGCGGTTGGCACAAAGCACACCGACTTTGTCAGTCGGGTTGGGTGCCGACTGGTTGACGGCAACATTGACGACAGCCTCTTGGCCTTGGTCAGTGAGCAGCCGTTGCCACTGTGAATGCGGAGTACTCATCACGCCCCCTTGGTCTTGCGGTAAGAAACGCGCTCTTCCGCAGTCATGTTGCGGTACGACTTCTTCGTACCGTCAGGATTGTACTCAGCCTGCACATCCACTAGCGCGGCTTGAGGCTGCGCGGACTTGAGTGTAGCAATCTCCTGCTTGATTGCAGCAATTTCTGCATCCTTGTCCTCGACCAGTCGGAGGAGGTACCCGAACACATGACCATAGGGAGTATTGGCGACCGTGTTGATGCCGTACTCGACGCAGGCATGGCGTCCGTCGCTCACGGCTTTAGAGGTCGGAATCGCTTGGCCTTCAGTATCAAACGAGAACTTACGCATCAATCACTCCTTTTTTCGCCGTCTTCGCCCTCGATATCCTCAAGAGCATCGACCATAACTTTGTTCATGTGATCGTGGAACCCGTTCATCCTCTCGTTGTCAAACATGTGAATGAGAATCTCGCCGTTAGGCTTCTGCTCTTTCAACGCCTTGATAGCATCAACGCGCATCTTTTCCAACCGCGCAGATTCAGTCATTGCCTCGTCGCGTGAAATGAACCCATACGGCCAGCCGTAGTTCAACCTCATCTGCGCTGCCTTGATTGTCGCGTTGATGTGGGCTTCGCTTACGAGCGAGCTTCTGATTTCATCTGCAATGTTCGCTGGCAGAGATGACTTGTAGATGCGCTCGTCATTCTTGATGACGTTGGCTTCGTGACGCATACGACGTTGCAAAGCCTCCATGTAGGCCATGGAGTCTACAGCGTTAGGCATGAACCAGCCGACTTCCTTTCCTGCAACTTCCAACGGACTGAGTTCTGCACCGTATACATTTTTGTACACGGGCTTGTCGTTCATAATCGCGCGGACTTGTTCTGCCGTTCCAGACAGTGCGCGTCCAAACGGCATGACAATCGGGACTTCTCTTGTAAAGCCGATGTTCTTGACCTGCAAAGTAGAGGGAAATGTTGCAAGCGTAAGCGAGCGGAGCGTAGCCTTGGCCCAAGGAGAAATCCCTGGGTCACCAGGCATCGGCATCGAACCTGGGTCGTTGAAGTTCTTGTTCAACCGATCAATCTGTTGCGACAAGACAGGGCCGTATACGCCGAACTGGAAGAAGTAATCGCCACCAGACCTGTCAGGGTTGATCTGGTGAAAGAACGTCCTGCCGCCAGTAGGATCAACCAGACTCATGTTCAACGAAGACTTCTTGTCGCCGAGCCTGTCTACCCAGGTCTTGGGCCAGCCCATTTCCACAAGCGACCGTTGAACATTGTCTAGGGTTCCAAGGGGCATTTCCGCAACCGCAGACCGTTGCAGGTGCATCTTGGCCAACCTGCCTTTGTACGCAGAGTCTCCGAAGTCTTCTTGCAGAACAGCGTGTTCATTTCCTGCGCGCAATCCTTGTTGTAGGACGTAAGACATCCAGAGGTTTGGATCGTTCAGTACGCGACGGGAATTCTTGCTCAACTGCCAAACACCGAAGTTGAAGAACATCGGGGTAGTGAACAAAGCAAGTGGATTGTTGGCGATAGCGCGGACAGTAGGGTTGGCTGTTTCATGCCCGTAGATAGCTTCCCTTGTAAAGATAGCTGCACGATCAGGAGGCAAGCCGAGTTCTCTACGCGCCAACGTGTACGACCAGATAGCGCGCTCGCGCTCCATCTTGGCGGCAGCGTAGGTGATCGCAGTCTGGTGCAGATGCTTGTTGAGGTTGGCCATGTATTGAGACGGCCAGATAGTCGGATACTCAGGGTCGTTGACTCGCAGATCCGATGCCTTTGCCTGTTCAATTGTCTGATTGATGCGGTCGTTTGCTTGCGCAACCTCCGATGTCAGACGGGCAACCTCTGCGTTTGCGGCTTGTTGCGCAACAGGATCTTTCTGGTTCTTGGCAATTTCTACCTTGCGTCTTTCTTGCAAGATGCGCGCTTCTAGCATCTCGATTTCATGTTGGTTCTCAAGAACTACCTTCTCAAAGTTGCGCGTCTTGCGTGTGTCGTTGAAAGCTTTCCAGATCGCCATCGTGCCGCCGCTGATCGTCTTGGCGTATGCACGGGTGTACATAGCAGCGCGGCCAGCGGCGCCAATCCTGTCCATGGGATTGGTAGCTTCGACCGTGGCGTTGTGGATGTAATCGCCTGTGCGCTGGACTACGCCGCGCATGCTTTGCGGCAAGTCGTTCAACACCGAAGTAGTTCGAAGGTCAAACCCCTGTTCGATCATCTCCTTCATTTCAGGCGAAAGCACGGCGCCTTCAGGAGAATCGACTGTGCGGTCAAAGCGGTCAGATGCTGCTTGGACTTCAAGCAACACTTTCTTGCCTTTGCCGCTGTACGGAGTTTGTCCAGTCGCCGCCATTGTAATCAGCGGGTCGTTTGTCGCGTTTGTCCGCAGGTATCCGTATGAGTTCAACATGGTGTGCGTAAACCTGTTGAACTTCAGTACCTCGCCACCCAAGTCTGTAAACACTCGCGCCCAAGGCTGAGAATCACCAAACTTCTGGAAGGCATCTCGCACCATGCCAAGCTGGTTAGCGACATCGGAGCGGATGTACTTTGTTGCAAGTTTTCCATAGACAAAGTTGTACGGATCGTCGCTAGCGGCTTGTTTACGATCTGTAACGCGCTTTGTATTTGGTTTTGTGTACCCAGGTCGAGGAGTGTCTGACGTCACACCAAGGGCAACTAGCTGGTCAGTAATTGCTGCCATGTTGGCCAGGTGCTTGTTGACGTTCATCGCGCTAATAACCGTCATGGCCAACGCGTCGTGCAGCGAAATGTCTCCACGGTTGACCATGTCAGTGAACCGCTCGTTGCTGGACTCTTGCGATAGCCTGCGCTTGAACCGCGAACTCTGTATGACCGTTGCAGCTTTGCCCAAAGCTGGCGATTCGCTTTCCATCTTGCTGATGAAATCTGCAAGTTTGGAACTTGCATCTATGGCATCCGTAAACGCACGCGACAGGTACATGTCGTATCGCTTTGCAATTACCGCAGGGTCGTAGCCGTAATTCTCAGCTGCCTCGATAGCGGCCTGGTTCAACAGGTCAACAAGTTGACGGCGGAGTCCACCTGGCTTGTTGGAAAACGCAGCCAGCGCTTGGATGTGTGCAGGCGCAGTCGGGTTTGCAGCCATGCGCGAAAGCGGTTGAGAACGCAGCATGTTCAACACACGCTCTTGACCCTGTGGGCTGCTGCGCAAATCGTCGATCAGGTTGTTGTACAGTTGGAACGTATAGTCTTTGCGCAGTTCACCAAACTCAGGAATGCTGATGTCGAACACAGTCCTGCCCATTTGGGCATCTTTCTCCCTGATGGACTCCAACGCACGCACATAGCCTTCTCGCGCCATGACTTCGCGACCTGGCGTCCAGCGGTACACGTTGGTTCCGATAGCAACTTGCTTCTTGTTTGACCAGAACGCATCCGCAGCGGCGAAGAACGCGGGATCGTTCCTGCGCGAGGTAATGAACGTGTCGATAGCCCGAACCAAAGCAGCAGCTTCTTGCGGGTTGGACTTGGCAATCTTGTCCTGTATTTCTGACAGGACTACAAACGGATCTGCTTGTTGGACTTGTTCCTTTACGCCTCTGAATCCTTCAATCTGCGTTGCTGTTGCTTTCTCGTTGCGCAGCGATTCAAAGATGAGGAACGGGATAGCGTGTTGAGCCGTCTCTACGTTCATGCCGTTGGCGACAAACAATTCGCCCAGGTTGGTAGCAATCTGCCTGCTATCCCTGTCCAACACAGGAACGTCCCGCATCGACGTTGTTTCGCCAAGGGTGCCTTCGATTGCCTGGAACTTCTGCAACGCTGTTGCGCCGTCGTATTTGGGATCGGCCAGTTCTGTTTCAATATCGCGTAGCAGGTTGTAGTCGTGTACGGCAAGTTTAAGCTTGTCTGCTGCTTCACTACGGTTGGCGTATTGCGGCGCCCTAGCAGCCGCTACAGCGCGTTGCTTCTGCATTTCCCGCTGTGTGACTACGTCGAACGCAAACTTCTGCCAAGCAGGCTCAACGCGCTCTTTGCCGTAACGCAACACATCGACCGCACTGTCTCCGAGTTTGGCGCGCATTGCGTCGTTGTATTTCTCTGCCGTAGTAAACGGCTCAAACACAACGCGACCCAACTCGTTCAACTTGACAGGTTCGCCTTTGATAGTGCGGACGACTTCCACATCTACAGGCACAACAGCTTCAGATGCAGGTGCGCGCGCAGGTGCAGGGGCAGGGGCAGCCTGTGCAGATGGTTGGGCTTGTTGCGCAGGTTCAACTGGACGTACAGGGATTTCTTTGCCGCCGACACGCAGAGCGCCTTTAGCCGCGTGAGTGAGAGGTAGAATAGTCTCTAGCGGGTACGCGGCAAAGGCTTCCATCGCTTTGTCAAACGCAAGCGGGTCTTTGTTGGCCTTGCCTTTGATAAACGTGTATATCGCTGGATTCAAACCAAAGGCCAAACCTTTCACGGTTTCTTCGGCTACAGCTTCAATATCATTGCGCCATTCGGCGTAGAGCCGTGAGCGTGGAGCGTTCAAGGCTTTGTCGAATGCTTGAATTGCTTCTAAAGATTCAGGGTTTTTTTCTAGACGTTTGCCAGCGTCATCAAGATTCTTGTCGTACTCTTCTGCAAATAGCTTCTCTGAATTAGACAAATGTCGAGCTGTTTCCTTTCCAAACATTGCTTCAGCCAAAGCATGGTGGCCCATATCGTACAGAGATGTGGCGCCAAGGCTGGCCATCGTTGACGACGCTCCGCCAAGATACCGTCCAGCGTATACTGCAAATTCCAAAGGAAGGCTGACTACAGAGCCGAGAACACCTACCGCGCCAGCAGAAACATTGGCTGCTGCTTGGATAGCAGAGCGCGCGCCAAATCCTCGCAACTTGCGGTACTCAGGCAAGTCAGATTCCCGCGAAGCCATCTGCATGTCTTGCGAAGCCTGGGCACCTGTAGGCTTTACAGGCCCAAGAATTTCGGTAGGCAGTGCAGCTACTGGCTCGCCAATCAACCAATGCCTGGCTTTCTGGACGTAGGAGCCGACAGGAATACCAAAGACCTCAGACTCTGTAAGGTCTTTCTCTGCACTGGCTAGCGCAGATGGTTTCTCTTGGACTTGCGTTTGAACAGGAACAGAAGGCGCTACAGGTGCTGTTGCAACGGGCTTCGATTTGCTTAACGCATTCAAGAATTCTTGTTCGTCATTGACAACGGGTTTTGATTTGTTCAACGCATTCAAGAATTCCTGTTCGTCACCAACAGTCTTTGGCTGTTGCTGAGACGCGCTAAGTGCTTTCAGAAATTCCTGCTCGTCGCTCATGTCAACCGCCTACGTCAGACCAAGAAGTCCCGTTCCACGTTTGATATTTTCCACCCGACTTGCGGAACCACATACCAGCCTTGTCGCTCCATTGAGCGTCTGGCGAAGGCTTGTTGCCAGCAGGTGCCGTTGCGCTTTGAGAAGGAGCCGGCGCTGCTGGCGCTGGTGATTGAACAGGAACAGAAGGTTTTGGTGAACTACCCAACAATGCCAACTGGTTGAGTGCTTCTTGTCGTTTTGCTTTGACGTCTTCACCATAATCGTTTTGTGTTGCTTTGAGAACTGCTTCCCAAGCATTGATTTTGTCTCTAGGCGAAGCACCGGCTTCGGTAGATTTTGCTTTGGCTTCATTTCGAAGACGTTCCAACCTTTCTGCATATTCTGCTTTTCGCTCAGCCGATGCAGTATCTATTTCAACCTTGGTTCCGCCCAGAGATACGTCAAATATTGACTGTCCACTCTTGACGGCATCCAAAAATTCAACTCCCGACTTTCCGCTTTTTTTGATAGCCAATTCGTAGGCTGCAAGCGATTTTCGCCATCGTTCTTTTTGTTCTGGCTCAACAGGAACTTCTCGCGATAGTTTCAAGTATTCCTTTTGCAAACTGGTCATGTAACCAGCGCCACCGCCACCGCCTGTACGCTTAGGAGCGTACTTGGCCTGCATCTGCATCTTGTACGCAAGGCTGTCGCGCTCTGCCTGCTCTCGCGCCTGCATTTCTGCAAGACGCTGTTGGTGCTGCAATTGCATCTGCTCAAGGTTTGCAGCCCGTGCAGCAGCCCTGTCGGCGCTGTGCTGCCAGTCGATAGGCAACCTGGTCGGCTGCTGGGGAGCGAGCGGCTGGATGTCGGCTAGCTCTTTGAGCGTGGCTGCCTCTTGAGCAGCAGCCTGCATCTCTTGCTGAGCGCGGATCTGCCGCTCTTGAGCATCGCGTGCAAGTTCTTCACGGCTACTTGTAAGCGCCATCTAGTCCCCCTGCTTTATTCAAATTCGCTAGTATCTACACCAGCCGCATTGAGCGCATCCATAATGGCTTCGTTGTCATCGCCCCAAGTGTCATCAAGCACATCTTGAAGCAACGACTTGTAGGTTGCCGCAAAGTTCTTGAGCGTCTTCTTGTCCATCTTGGTGATCTTGTCCACCATTTGCGATTCAGCACCAAGAGCATAACTGTTGACCAACTCACGCATCTCATTAGCAAAGCCTGTGAGTTTCTCAGTCTTGGTAGTTGTGTCGCCTTTGCCACTGAGAACTTGAAGCATTTGCCCAGCCGTAGGGTTGGGGCCGTATTGATTGACGATGTCAGCAGCAATAAGGTTGAAGTCTTCTTCGTCCAGCCCCAAGTCCAAGTCTTTAGCAAGACCGACAATGTCCATCTTTGCTTTCCTGACAGATTCTGCGTACTGCATCTGCCCTTGGAACTGCTGCTGCTTGGCTTGCTGCTCAAGCTGAGCGCGTTGCGCTTGGTATTCCATTTGGGCAAGCTGGTTGGCGTAGTTCTGCGACACTTGGGCAATGTTGCCGCCACGGCCAGCAAGCTGGTTCTGAGCAGCCATCATCGCGTTCTGCTGACGCATTTTCTCGTCCATCAGTGCACGCTGGGCAGTGTCGTACTCGCCACCCACATCGTAGTACTTGCCCATGCCCTCAAGTTCTTTGAGGTAGTCGTATCCCGTCGCGGTTGGCTGTGGAGGCTGTGCGCCCGTTGCAGCGCCAACAATTGTCGAGGTTTGCTGCTGCCCATAGTTTTGAGGCATCAAATCGAAAGACCCTGTTCCACCTTGGACTCCTCCGCTAGGAAGAAATCCTTTCTGCGGAACAGGAGTCAACTGCGGAGGCGGCGGTGTCGATGCTGCTGGTGTAGCCGAATACATGCCCTGTTGCGGGATGCTTGGCTGTCCAGCGGCTTGTCCTGATGGTTGCGGCAAAGCCTGTCCGCTAGGAGGGACGCCAGCTTGTCCTTGCGAAGACGGTTGCGGCAATCCCTGCCCTTGTCCTTGTCCAGGTGCAAAGTAGCTAGGCCCAGCTTGCTGTTGCATCTGGATCGGCGTTGCACCTGGAAGGGACGGCCCACCTGGTTGAGCAAACTTCGTAGTGACCGCAGGAATAGCGACAAACCCTGCAACCGAGGGAGACATCGGCTGCGGCGCAGTCTTGTACTGTGCGCCCTGTACGGCCCCTCCATTGAGGGTTCCACCACCAGCTAGCGGACGAGCAGTCGGCTGGGGAATGTTTGTCTGTGCGCGCTTGTGTTCAAACGGCTGCTGCGCACGTTGAGCAGGAAGTGCGCCTGCGTTGGCACTTGTCTCGCCAGAGGTCGGATAGCCTTCTTGCTGGGCGATGCCGTTGCTCAGACCTGTCTTGCGTGGGTTGCCTAGCATCTTGCACCTCTTACGAACGAAGCGGGTTCTTGATGTTGATCTGCGCAGAGCATTTGCTGATTTGAACACCAGCGCCAATTGCTTCAACTTCCAGACGGATCCAGTCGCCATCAATGATAGCTGGCAGATTGTTCAACACTGCCGTCTGGCAGTATGCGCTTTGGCTTGGATCCAAGACAAGATCGGCAAGCGTGGTGTTGGTCGGGTCGAACGTGATAGGAAGCGCCAAATCAACCCAGACATCTGTATTCTTTGGGCCAGACACGTTGGCTGGCGTACACTTCTGCCATTTGACGACTACCGATTGTCCAGCACCAAGTGGGCCAGGTGCAGGCAGCACAAGCGTTGCAGTCAGTTCAATTCCGACAGGAGTCCCGCCGACGTTGAGTTTCTGATAGCCGCTGTACAGCGTACCAGCACCTGGGCCAATCGCGCCGACTTCGCCTTGACCAGACCAAGTGTACTTGTACTGCAACAGGTTGTTCGACGGGATCGCGCGCAGAAAGTCCACAATCGTCTGGAAGTTCTGCATGACGGTATCTGCGACTAGCGCATCTCCCGCCTTGATGAATTGCAGCTTTGGCCCGTATGCCATCTGTGACCCCGCTATCGTATGTTGATGATGCCTGCGTTTCCGTTGGCGGACTCCGTCAGGTTATCAACCCAGCGGTAGTCTACGACAAAACTGCCGACAGTGCGACTCCACATGTTGCCGCATGCTGTGCCCCAAATTGCACCGTCTGCCCAGTACACATCACTGTCGCCTGCCTGCCTGCTTGCGTTCTCAAGAAATCTGTTGTTCTGCGCCGAGCAGTAATCGCCGTCTACCTGCAAGCCCCTAGGCCCAGGTGTCGAGAAGATACAGCCATCGACTAGCGAAGCGTTGCCAGATACAAGTACGGCTGCGCTTGTAGGCCCAGCAGCTACACGATCTGTGCGTTCAAACGTGACATTGCGGACGTCGCATTCGTCTGCTTGCAAATCCATCAGCAAGCCTTCGCCTTTGATGATAGCCCCAAGACCTACAATGCTGATGCTGCGGATGACGTTGATTGTCGTGTAGGCATCGTAAATGCCTGGCAGCAGCAAGACGGTGTCGCCGTCTTCGCACGCCCTGAGTATGTCGTCTAGATCATCCGATGGAGAGCATACAACCCCGCACATGTTCCGTAGCCGCGTGCGGTCTTGGTACAGTGCGCGCAATGCGGTATCTACAGACAAGTTGCCTGTAGGCAAGGATGCAGTCGGGAATACTGTGCCGACGTTCCTGTTGCTGGGAAACCGCACTATCCCCTCCGCGTGCCGTAGTTGGGGTTCATCTCGACAGAGGTCGAAAGGATGAGCGTAGGCGAAGCATTTGCCTCAAGGACGACCTTGGACAAGGCAATGCGGAACCACTGCGTCACGCGGGAAGGAATGTCGATACGACGGTCTACAGGCGCAAGAGGATACCAGCGCTTGATCCAGCTGTTCTGCCATCCAGGCGGAAATGTTCCTGTGCCGCCGTACATGCCTGATACAGGTGCACCTGGTGCATCCTGCCAGTACGAAGCGCCAAGTTGGCTGTCGCGCCAAGTGCTAAGCGCCTGCTCTGAAGTCACAGAAGTCGTGTCTGTGCTGTTGACCACATCCGTGTGGCCGTCTTCAGGGATGATGTGCAGCGTCAATTCAGGAACGAACATGTCCACTTCGTTGGGGCGAACACCCATTGTGCGCATGAACAGACGGCGTTGCAGTTTGTGTTCGCTATCGCCAAGGAACACAGGCGCAGAGATAGCCAAGAACGCGAATCGGTTCTTGTCAGGCAGCGATGTAGAAGCGTACATAAAGGCGTCGTCTGTATCCCCGCGCAATACGCAGATGCTCATCGACGGCACATCTGTCGTATAGCTTTCGTATGCGTAGCACTGAGCAAAGATCAGCGTGGGGTCAGCTTCGGATACCATCAACGTGTGGCGGCTTACAGCAGCACTCTTGGGCGCACTGAAGTTGGGTTGCCAATATTGATCAGGCACCGCACCAGCAAGGACAAACTCAGGTGTAGCAGGCTCGACAGAATCAATCCACCACTGGTTGCTAGTCGGACTCCAGCACAACACCAAGTCGTTGCTTTCTTTCTGCGTTCCAGACGTCACTGAGATAGCGACATATCCGTTGGCTACGTTCCATACAGCGCAAGCGTCATCTGATTTGGTGGTCAAAGCACGGAAGGGAAGCGCAGCAATTTCACCGACGTCATAGGTAGGTGTAGTGAAGTTCCAGCGCCAGAAACCTTGCGTTCCTTCGCGGAACAACATCTGGATCTGCTCTGACACAATCTGCGGGATACCGCTGCCATCCCAGCCGTAGACATTCGTGTCGCCAAGGAACACAAGCAAACCCTGAGAGGTCTGACAGAAGGCGCGCTTGCCCATGCAGCCAATGCTGGTCGATACAATCTGGAAAGAAATCTGGTTCGCTACAACGATTTGCCCAGAGATTACGCCCATCTCAGACTGCGACCAGATGACAAGACGGCCTGTGTGCGAGGCCATAGCCGAAATAGGATTTGTCAAAGGCGCTTGAAATATGCCTGCAATCTGGAAGCAGTTAGGCAACAGCGGATCCGAAACCATCATGTAGTACGGATTGAACACAACACCGTTGTCGTCTGGCGTGATCAGCAATGGCCCAGGTTTGCTGGGATCTGGACGCACAGGAGAAGCGGAGTTGTTGACACGCACAGCTTTGTCGAAAGCAATCGTCGTGCCCTGCTCAAAGCCAGAAACAACTAGGCAGTCAAGATGCACAGCAAGGATGCTGGCGCCGTAGATTGGCCCGACTGCATAGTTGCCTGCCGTTGCGTTGTTGGCGTTTCGAAATGCAGAGACAATCTCAGGACGATGGATAGAGCGCAGAGGTTCCCAACGCCACAGGTAGCCACCGTTGCAGAAGAACACCGTATCGACAAAGCGGACAAAGCAATACGTCTTGTCTGTCGGGTCAAACAACATGCTGTTGAAGTTGTCAATCAGCTTGCCGTTGACCGATGGAACTAGAAGTCCTATAGCCAAGTTGGCTTGGTCTAGGACTTTCTGTCCACTGGTCGTCCAGATTTCAAACTTGTTGTAAGCAGCGCCATCGTTGCGAATGCTGAAGATCCACTCGTCGCCTGTAGGCGAAGAGAACAGAAACGATCCTAGCGGCTTGCTTGCATCTACTACAGCCACTTCCCAGTCGTTGACCTGATAGGCAAAGCCGTCTGGAGAAGATGGATCCGCAACAGTAGAGTAGGTCTGCGGTGCGCGCATGATTTCCCAACCTGGGCGCGTCTGCAGTACTCCATCGACAATGCGTCCGTTGACAAGCAAAGACCAGTCTACAGGCCGCTGCTCCGCAACGGACAACTGCATCGAGCCTTGCTGCGGCTGGTAGTTTACAATGCCCATCAGCCCACCCCGCGTACTTGGACAGGGTTCTGGATCTGCTGGTCAATCGCAAGCGACTGCCTGCTCGATTCCATACGGGATTCGTAGATGCTCGACAAATGGTTGTCAGGGTCGCCGACAGCCGTCTTGGCTTTGACCGCAGCAAGCAGAGGCACAAGTTCGTGGTGGTCGAACAACTGCGTAGGGTTGGAGAACCGTCCTGGTACGAGCAGTTCGTTGTTGTCAGCAGTCGGCGTAGCAACTGTCGGGATCTGGAACAGGCTGATGATAAGGTCGGTCTGAGGCACGGGCCAGCAGTAGATGTCGGGGCCAAGCAGGCAGTAGCTGTATGTGATGCTCGCCGACAGGTTGCTGGGATAGCTGGTCGCGATAGACGGCACAACCGTGTAGTTGTTGAACTTGACCTCGTACAGGTCGGAGATGCGCGTCTTGGGAATCATCGGGTACGGCGGGTTGTCCACGTTGACGTTGCCGATCTTCTGCAAGACGAACACACCGAGGACACGGCGCACATCACCGATAGCCGTACCTGTAGAGTCCAGCTTGGTGGGAATGTTGACCTTGGGCGTCATGGCTGTCCAAGTGAACTGTTTTTCACTGGCAAACCACTGCGGACAGATCGACACAAGGCGGTTGTACACCTCGCGGTTGGCCTCTTGGATGATGCCGTTCAATTGGGCATCACTCCAAGTCTGCGCCTTGGGTTCGTTGATGTACATGCGGACTAGCGCCCGAGCTTCGCCAAGGTTCATGGCTTACCCCTGCCGGCCTAGTCTGTCGCGGACACCGATACCGGCTTGATGTCACCGCGCATTTCTTTGAAGGCGCTGCGTACCTTGTCGGGGTCGATTGCTTCTACAGTAGCCTTGACCTGTTGGTCGTGTTGCTCCTGCAGCTTCTTCCGCTCGATTTCGGCGTACATGCCTTCTTTGTACCGCATCGCGTTCGCACGCATTTCGCGTAGCGTATCGTGCAGTTTGTACATGTCTTCGCGAGGAATGTCATCCAAGAAGCGTAGCGGCAGTTTGCCGCTTTCGCCGATGGACCACAGTTCCATCTTCTCAGTCCTGAGATTCCACATGACCTCTACGCCTGGGAACTCGTCCTTGATGACGGACAGTTCGTCAGCATCAAAGCCGTAGTAAATCCCACGGCGTAGATGGGCCATGTTGTGCAAGATCGTGTATGCACTTTCGTTCACAGGATACCCTCGATCTTTTCGTCAACGTACACGTTGTCGTTCACGTTGGTGCGAGCCGAGTAGACGACCTCAACGCGGAACGACCAGCTATCAGCGCCAGCGGCGTTGTTGACAGCGAACGCAATGCCGTTAAACGAGGCGCTCATCTTGACCAAGTTCTTGTCCAGAGCAGCCTCGTCAGCAACGACGTAGGTGTTGGCAAGTTGCTTGATGTTCAAGCCGCTGACAATGTTGGTCAGCGATGCAGCGCTTTGCTTGACGGCAAGCGTCAGGGGTCCGACAGCAGCGCTGTTGTCGGCGGTCACCACAGCAATCTTGCGGATCTGCTTGGGACCAGTGAGCGGGAATTCAATGGTGGCATCGCCAGCGCCAGCGACGTCGAAGTACGCGCGCTGCAGGCCGACAAACTGATTCTTCTTGACGTTGTGATTGACAATCATGGCGTCCTCGTTGGGGCTTAGCCCAAAGGGAAGGCCGAGCTAGGAGGGGGCAGGCACAGCACCCACCCCCTCCTGTCGGCACGCAGCCTGAGTCTACAGTTACAGCGGGGCGTTGGCAATCTGGATGCCCTTGACCGCACCGTGGCTGTTCAGGTTCTGGAAGCCCATGTTGAAGTACCACTTGAAGGCACCGTACACGGCATCCTGCTGCTGGAACGACTTCCACTGACCGCCGCCAGCATTGTCCCAACCAGGCTCAGCCATCGTCTTGAGCCAGAACACCTCTTCCTTCGACAGGAAGAAGGTGATGCCGTAGGGGCAGTGCATGTCGTAGACCATCTTGATCGGACGGCCACTGGCGAACTCAGGCTCCTTGAAGCCGCCCTTCGCCTCCTGCGCAACCAGACGCTGATCGGGGATGATCGTACCAGCGTAGGTGTCCTTCATCGTGGGGTCGTTGACGATAGCAGTCTCAGGACCCTGCGACACGATCTCGATGTTACGGTTCAGCTGATGCCAATCGGTCTGGTCGAAGGGGCCAGCCGAAGTGATCTTCTGCGAGAACCAGCCCAGCGGGTCGTTGCTGGTCACAGTCACGCCTTCGATCGACTGGGCAACGCCACCGATGTCATCCTGGTACAGGACGGTGCCGAGGCCCTGCGGCATACGACCGTAGCTGTTGTTGGTCGCCAGATCGACGTCCGCGTAGCACAGCCAGTCATTGCCAGCAGGCTGCCCACCGGTGCTCGACAGCACGGTGATGCTCGCCGTGTTGGCCGAACGGTTCACGCTGTTGATTTGCAGGTGACCCTTGACGGTGTACACGTTGCCAGCGATGGTGCCGTACGACAAGACATCGCCCGGAATCAAGTAACGCGTAAAGCGCTGCGCGCCGAGGTCGGCATTGGCGTAGCCCAGCGGACGATCCACGGTGATGGTGGTGACGGGCGGGCCACCAGCAACAGCAGTGATCTGGTTGATCACGCCGTTGAGCGACTGCTCACCAGCGGCCAACGCAGCACCGTTGCTCTTCTTGAACGGGTGCAGGCCGTACAACTCGATGTTCAGCTTGCGCTTGAAGTTCTCAACCGCGAGCTGGACGATCTTGTCGGTGTTGCGCAGGAAGCCATCGGCATCGCTCTTACCGAGCATCATGTCGAGGTTCGAGAACGCCACCAGCGTCGCGATCTGCGTGATGGGCAGGGTGGCATCCGTGATGACGGGCTTGACCGCACCAGGATACTTGCCGCCTTCCGCGTAGGCCGTGAAGCCGCCACCAGGGCCAGTGATAACCGGGAACACGAAATCGCGTCCCTTGAAGTCAAAGGACGGCGCAGCGTCCAGCCACTTGTACAGGTCAAACTTCAACGGAATGGTCTGGGCGACCTTACCGTAACGGCGCTTGAGTAGATTGGGTACGGTATTGACACCCTCAAACGCGGTAATAGGAGTAGCCATCACACGCTCCTTGGGTCACACGGACCCACTACAATGATCGTTCCTAGCACCGCGCTAGTGCAGACCATTCTTGATTGCCTCCCGAAGAGCAGAGGCATCATTCTTGCGGGTAGTATCAAACATCTGCCGCCACGAAAGGCCTTGCGGCTCTGGCATGGACGACGGAGGATTGTTCCCGCGACCGACTGGCCCTGGCGTCTTGGCGCGCGGGGCGAAATTGTGCTTGAGCGGCTCCATGCTCTTTAGCATTTCCTGAGCCTTGCGGATGCCGATAGCGTAGCCTTCAGGCTTGTAGCCGTGAGCGTGCCACTCTGCATCCACAGTGTTTGCTGCCATGTTCTTGAGCGACTGCACCTGGGGCGAGTCGGGCCATCCTTGGAAGATGTAATCGACTGCACGGCCAAGGTCGTTGCTCACCGACGACACAAACGCCTGTTGCGCTTGCTGCGCCTGCTGCTGCTGGACAGCCTGCTGTTGCTGCATGCGCTCGCCTTCAAGGCGCTCCATGAGCATGCGGTTCTGCTTCTCCAGCTTGGCGATGTGCGCATCGGTCTTCTTGAAGAAGTAGTCGGGGTCATCGGGGTCGAGCGCTGCAATCGGATCGACTTCCTCTTGCACCTGCTCCTGCCTGCCAAGGCCCATCTGCGCAAGGGCAGCCTGCACAGCGGCGGCGACCTGGTTGGTCTGCGTCGAGGCAAGTTGCTGCTGCATCTCTTGGAACATCTGCAATTGCTGCTGCTGCATCTGGAGCATCAGCGACTGCATGTCCACAGGGCCAGTCTTGGCTGGTTTGCTGACAGGCTGCTCGACTTGGACTTCGCTTTCGCTGGAATCGCCTTCGTCGCTGTAGTCCTCTGCGCGCATATGCTCGCCGAGGTCGCTGTCCGAATCCTCTCCTTGCGTGCCGCGCGCAAACTCTGCCATCCCCGATGCGAACTCGTCGCCGTTGGGTAGGTTGCGCCACGAAAACTGTTCGCTTCCGCTGCTTTCGCTAGTGCTGGTCTGGACGTTGTTATCAGCCACGGGCTACTCCATTGTTGTTGCGTTGATGATACCGAGCGCAGCATTGTCCCGTTCGCTTACGGGTGCGTTGATCGGGATGACAGCGTTCGACGCGTTGGAGGCAGGTACTTCTGCCATAGCGCCTACCGCATTGTCTTGACCACCCTCTTGATTTGTCAAGCCGTTTGGTGGTGCTTGGCCCATTCCGAGTTGCGCTTGGATAAATTGGCGGTGCAGGTTGATGTGGTTCCTGTAGTTGTTCTTGATCTCTTCGTCGTACAGATACCACTTTTCCTGCTTCATTTCAGACAGATGTTCTTCCAAGTGTGCAGCGTGATCTTCAAACTCTTCGACGCCAACCATCTGCACGGTCAGCATGAGGTTTTCGTTGCGCGCACGCTCACGGTCGAGGTTGCTGCTTCCCATGGCGTCCTGTACGTCACCAAACTCCATGAGTTTAAGTGCGCGGTCTTTGTCCAGCATGCCTGCCTGGTACAGCAAGAGAATCTGCTCGCGCTTGGCCTGACGGTTCAGCGGCAACGCAGAGTCGATGCTCATTTCGACGTCGCTGTACTTGATCTCATTGGCGACAAACGCACGCACATCGCTTTCTGCGTTCTGGTCGGAGACTGCGTACAGCAAGTCAAACTGCGCATTGTCGCGGTACAGGTTCAGGATCTTCATCGCCGAACGCTTCAAGAACGAATGCAGGCTGCGCAGCGCGGGGCCAAGCTTGGTGTTGTCCTGCTCTGCCGCGTACAGGCGGTCTTTGCCGCTTGTAGCTTGCTCTGTGTCCGTCACGCCAGAAGTCTGTCCTAGCAGCGCATGGAACGTATCAATCATGCGGTAGGCAGAATCCGAAGTGGGCTGCGGCTGTACAAAGGTGGGCTTGCCAGACGTGTCGTTGTAGCCAAGGACTTCGTGTGGCGCGCCCGTAGGGATGTCCATGTTGGCGCCGCGGGGTTGAACCCAGGCGCCGAACATGCCGCGTGCGCGGCCATCGGACAGTTGCGACAGCAATCCGTTCATTTCGATCTGCGGACGGCGCGCATAAGTCATGGGCGTCGTTCCGTAGAAGTTGTCGCAGTCGGGGTCGAACTCGCAGTAGATGAACGGGAAATCGCCGCCCACAAGTTCGTCTTCAAAGTGCAGCACGTTGGCGCCGCTGATGACGGCGTAGAACCCTGTCGGGTACTGCTCGCACGGCTTGTACCAGCACTCGATGATGCGGCAGACGTCGTCTGCAAGCAGGCGCTGCGGGTTGAGCAGCCAGTCAGGAGTCAGGATGGACGGACGGGTACCTGCGGCATCGGCGTAGACACTCTTGCCCCAGCGGCGCTCAGCGACCTCTGTGGACATGTACGACACGCGCATAATCCACATGGCATCGCGCAAACGCATAGCGGCAGGATCGACGCGCATTTCGAAGTTGGACACAAAGTGACAGACAACGTCGCCAGTCCTGACCTTTTCGGTCTTGGGCTGCTCGACGGACAGATCCATCACGTTGGGTGCGACAACGACTTCTTTCTCTTCGCCTGCGGTCGGATCCCAGTAGATGTGCCACCATCCGCCGCCACAATCGACAACGTCGCCAGCCATGTAGTCCAGTTCGCGCGACAGTTCGTTCTTGCGCCAGTACCAGCGCAGCAGGTGTTCGCATGCGCGAGCTGTAGCGCGATCGTCCGAAGAAGACGTCGCTGGCGTCACAACAGGAATAGGCTGTTGTGCCGTGAACTTGGAGATGAGCGTACGGCGCTTGTCAGAGAAGACGTTGACCGTGATGCGCTTGGCGTTCTGCGGAACAGGCACCAGCATAATGGTGTGGTCACCAGCGTTAGTTAGGTATTGCAGACCCTTGGAGAACAGCTTGTTCTGCAACCAGTCCGTGGCAATGGGCAAGAGTCCAGTTTCGCAGGTGCGCATCCACTGGGTGATTTCGCCTGCGCTAGGCGCAAGCGACTTTGTCTCTGCACCTTCGTAGCCCTTGGTAATGGGCGGCGATTTCGTCTTGCCCTGTGCCATCTAGGACTCCTTATCGTAGCGACAGGCCGTAACGGCTTGCGCGGGTAGGATACGGCAAATCGCCGAAACCTGCACCAAAGTCAGAAGGCACTTCAGGGCCAGCAGAAGTTACAGTCGGCTGCTTTACAGGAGCAAGGCTTTGCTGCTGCGGCACAGTGCCTTGTGGATTGGTCTGCGCCTCGTTGGCTTTGCGACGAAGGTATGTTTCATAAGCTGTATCAGCAGCCTTGGGTGCCCCCATCAAGCTAGATTGCACGCGAGCAGCGCTGTACGGGTCGTCCGAAAGCAAACCACCAAGAGCAGTTCCAAGTTGTTGGCCAGCTTGAGAGCCGCCGACAGCACCAGCAGGGCCACCCATTTTGCCGCCAATAATTCCTCCAGCAACAGCGCCAGCAATTGGCAAACCTTTGGTCAGGAGTTTGTCAGACCAATCTTCACCAGTCTTTTGTGCGTAGACCTTCTTTTGGAACATGGTGTCCTCCTAGTGCGGGATGAAGTTGCGATACTGCCTAAAGCGACTCATATCTTCATCTTCAGGATTTACTCGCGGCATGTTGCTTGGCGTCAAAACTACAGGTGCGCCTACCTGGCCTTGTTCGACTGGTGGCAATGGTGGCTCTGCTGGAAGGTCAGATTCAAGATGACGGACATTTGGTTTGCTAACTGGAATGTCTTTGTACATCGAGTCTTTTCGTAATCCCTTAAAAATACTTTCTCCAATTACGTTTTGAGCCACTGACAAGTTGGACAACCAATCTGGAAGTTGTTCCTCACCGTCATATAAATCTGGAACAAAATCCCTTCTAGGGTATGTGCTTTTTCTTGTTTTTACTAATGGAAGCATTCTTTGCCATTCTAGTGGTGTAGGAGTTTCCGTACGCTCAAGCGTCTCGCTTGGCATTGACGGATCCATCTCGCCCATGCGAGGTCCGCGACGCATTTCCATCATGCGAGTGCTTTCGCCTGCGGGACGAGGCGCTGCGGCAGCGCGCGGAGTAAACTGTTGAGATTGCGGAGCAACGGCGGCAACAGCAGGCTGCTGCATTTTTGTTCCTTGTTCTTCCGCGCTTTTAGCTGGTTCTGCTTGCTTTGTTTGAGCGACGGGAGCCGAAGGTGCAGGTGCCGCTGGGGTCGCAGGCTCAGGCGTCTGTGCCGCAGGAAATCCTCCCAAAGGCATCCTCAAGTCGCGCATGCGCTGCATTGTTTCTAGGGTAGATTGCGGAGACGGCATCTTGGCACTGCGAGGCAGATTGCGCTCGCCCAACGACAAGCCCAAGTTTGTCGGCGTTGACGGAGTGTCCATCGCAGGCTCAGCGCCTTCTGCCTTTGTAGACGGCAGTTTGCGCCAGAAGCCAAAGTCGGGAGTCGTATCCACATTGCTCCCAGGAGGCATGTTGTAACGAGCCAGAGGCTTGGACGACCGATCCATCCAGTCAGACAGGTGGTTGATGTCCACGCCGATCTTCTCAGCGACACGGCGGTACTCGCGCACATCTTCAGGCTTGCCCATGTCGAGGACGACGTCCGAACCGTCTGCGTTGACGAAGTAGATGCGGTTGGCGCGGTCGTCGCGGATCGGCACGAACTGGTAGCGCATATTGGATGCGGCAGCTTCGCGCGCAGCAGCACGGGCTTGGTTGCGCAGGTTCAAGAAATCGCGGTAGTACGAGTCGTTGCTGTCGGCAGCGTTCAGCATGTCCGCGTAGTACTTGTAGTCGGGACGGCCAGACGGCGTGTTAGGGACAACATTGGCATCAGTAGCAGAAGGAGCGCCGCTTTGCATTGCTTTAGCGGATTCGGATACAGCTTCTGTAAATGCTTTCTGGCCAGCCAAACGTAAAGCAGCTTTGTTCTGCGGAGCAACTCGAGACTGAGGCGTCGCTGGTTTTTTTTGTGCTTGAGTTGTTGTCCCGCTAGGCGCATACATTTCTGCGCGTTCTTGTTCAAATTCAGGAGGAAATGAAAAAAATGGGGCGTTTGTTTTTGTCATTTTAGACAAAACATCTGCTGGCAAATCCTGAAACTCTTGAAACTCTTGTGGCGTCATTTTGACGTTTTCACCAAGAGCTTTAGGATCTCTAGTTCTGACCAAATCATTCCATTGCGATACTGAAAGAATTAGACCACTTCGCAAATTCTGATAAGCAGTGCGACCGCTTGGGAGCGTAACTTTATTCCAAGTGTAATTTCTGTAAGTTTTGCCAGCAGTTTGATTTGAGTTGTCTGCCATATCCCACCCCTCAATCGCTAGATTGGAACGACGCCTTGAGCGCCGCGAGTTCTTCGTTCTTCTTGCGCAGGTCGGAGTCGGTCATTAACCCCAAATGGTACTGCACTTTGTCGGACTGGACTGCGGCAAGCACGGCGATGAGCCGTTCGCGCTCGTTCTTGGAGTCGCGCATAGCGTCCTGCAACTGCGTGTCTGCAACTTTGAGTTGACCGCGCAGGCGGTAGATTTCAAGGCAGAGCAGCAGGAAAACGCCTGATGCGGAGACGAAAGCGGCAATTTGGTACAAATCGTTCAAGACCCACCTCGCGATGCAGTGTGCAGCAATACTGCCGCAAAATGCAACTAATCGTTGTCGTAAACGTGGTTTGTTCCTGACCACCAAGCGTTGCCGCCGCCCGGCAGCTTGCCGTCGTCAACGGCTACGGGCGAGATGAACGGGCGATCTGGCATGCGCTGGACGACCGAAGACATGTCGCGCGGGGCGATTGCAGCCATGGCGTCCTTGACGGCTTCCTGACGGGCGTTGTTGACCTGGTGGCGGGTCTTGCCTGCATCGAGCGGGAATGCGTCGTCCAGGTGGCAGGCAATAGCCGTGCAGATGACATGGTCGTCGTTGCAGTTCTTGGCAGCTTCCTTCTTGCCCGTCGTCTCGTTGACGATAAACGTGTGCATCTCCGAGTACAGATCGTCGTCTGGATCGACCAGCCTGCCGTCGCGGATGTACCTGTCTAGCGTAGCGAGGCACACAGCGCGGTTGCTCTCCGACATCCAGAAGCCGATTGCGTCTTCCAGCTTGCTGCCGTCGATGACGTTGATGCGCGGCCTGCGCAAAAGCTTGGGGTAATTGCGGTTGCGGAACTCGTTGATGTGCGCTTCGCCTTTGTTGGCCTCGATTGCGAGCAGCGGCAGACCGTACCAGGA